ATTTTTTCTAAAAATCTCATCAAAATTTTCTCGACCTTGAGCAGAAAAAATTTTAGATTGAATCTTATCTCCAGTAATGTCGTTTGTGCTTGCCATCGTTATTCAAAGATTTCATTCTTAACTCTTAGAGTATAATCATCGGCGTTGTCTGATACGCAGTTGAAGATATAGTCATAGAGCCAATCATTGTCTTCACCAATCTCTTCAACGAGGTTGCTATAGATAATAGCTTCTGCTTCTTGAAGTTTACTGATTGCTGACTTTGCTGTCTCTACTTTTAGTTGCTGTGTCTGGTTTAACTTCTTCATAACGTTCATGTGATCGGTTGTATGCAAGAGCAAGATTTAATTGACGAATGATAGATTCACTGCATTCAAAAACCTTGCCACGAAACTTATACCATTTACTTTCATTCTTCATACCATCTGTCATGTTTTTCTCTATATTCTCGGATTAAAATTCTAATGTTTGAAAGCGCATTCGACAGGTCTTGTTCATCGATGATTGCACTTGCAAGTTTAGCTTCCCTTTCAATATTATCTATAAGCTTTTGTTCAGAAGACGGATATTTTTTACGACTTTCTTTAAATTGCTTGTCCCATTCTTCACGATCTGCTGCCCATTCTGCTTGTTTGGCAGCATACTCTTCATCTGTATATTTTTTAGGTGGAGTATGCTTTGTAAGTTGAATGTCTTGAACGAGCATACCGCCCGAAAATAGTGCGCAATACTCAACCCAACCAGATACAAAGCGTCTCCACTCATCGCTATCATAATCAGCATCTGGAGATTTATAGTCGGGATGATTATAGCTTTCATAAAAGTTAATTGCACCTGTAAATTTTTCTTCTTCCCACCATTCGTGTTCAATTACAAAATGACCCATTGCTGCCATCTTTTCGCGGAATGGTGCATCGTCTGCAACTGGTTTACTCTCTGTCCAATGACCTTCAACTTTCTTGACCCACAGCAATCCAGCGCCGTCGATTTTATAATGCGACATTGCTTGATTTGGGGTGTCTTTGGTTTGAAAGACGACGTCACTCGCCTTGCCACCCCAAGCAGAGACAATTGCTTCTGGCAACTCTGGAAGAGTTGTTTCTACTGTTATATTATCAAACATTCCCATATTTTTATTTTGTTATTGATTGTGCGACTATAAGTCCGAGATTGGATACTGCATATCCACCCCATACGACTGCCCATGCATAGTTTTGTTTGTATGCATGAGCAATACAGACACACGCATACAAGATGAATGCCAAAAAGACGACGCTATTTTCAAAGTTAATCATATTGTAATTTTTTCCATCCATCATTCAAACATAAAAAAGATTCATCATCTACCACAACAACATCTCCAGTACAAAGTGAGCGCTTTACACGTGAATAATATTGTCGTCTCAGGTTTATTAGTCTTTCATTTAGAAGCAGATCAGGAGCATTCGTAAGTATATATGCTTCCTCTGCCGCTTCATCTGCTTCCATTGAACTCTGATACTCGAGCACGCTTACTCGATACCCTTCTGGATTTTCCGTAAATGCAGTATGCCCAAGATTTAGGAAAATCTCAACGTTGCTCATATATTATGCTTGTTTGGTACGAGTTGTCTTTTTAGAAGGCATTTTTTTAGACGGCACCTTTTTAGTGGTTGCCTTCTTTTTAACCGGAGCTTTTTTAGCTTGCAGAGCAACTGGCTTTGCCTTTGGCTTTTTTGCCTTTGGAGCAGGTTGCACAACTGGAATGCTACAATGACCAATGCCACCTTGTGGGCATTCGTCGTTTTTGCGAATGTATGAAGCATAGACTCTAGCCAAGACAAAGAGTGTCGAGAAGGCTGCTGCTGTTAGTGCGATATAACCAAGTGTTGACATAATATTCATATTTTTTTATTTTTGTGTTATGTAGTTTGTGTATATTGCACCGCATAGCCATAACAACGCTAACCACACGAGCAATGGGTTTAAATCTGCAATCGTACTTATAATCATCCGGGTCTGGATCCTGAAATTATTTTCGAAGAATATTCGTTGCCGTTAAATTCAAAGGTCATGACGTCTCCATCAAAGCCTTCTTCAATATTGAGAAACTCAGTGTCTTTGACGTTAACCCAACGATATTGGTTGTCGACATAGACCCAAGAATCTTGTGATTCACTCTCTGCGAGTTGCCCGAGAAAGTCATGCTTATTCGCAAAATCTGCAGGCCAGTTCATATTAGTGTTGTATTGGTTTGATTGAGACCAGATAACTTCCTATTGGCAACATTTGAGTAGTCGTTTCAACTAGTGAGTCGAGCTCGAGACCTTCACAGACTTCTTGCATCCATGGAAGCCATATTGCTTGACGCTCTTTAACGTCACGCAAAGTTTCAGTTTTAATCTTGTACATATTCGATTAGGCAATTTTCAATACGTCTTCTACGCCGAGCACATCAACTCGAGTGATGACGCCGACTTTAACTCCATCATGAGCAAAATAGCTTTTATTCACGTAGTAGCGATCTACAAAATCTTGAACAGTGCCAGTCAATAAATTGGGCGAGATGTCAAGGTGAGTAAAGAAAGTCTCGCCGGTATTTAGAATAAGTTGTAGAGTGGTATGGATATAGTCTTTCATGTCAGTGAGATTTGAGTCTGCATGCAAGCTTAGAACTTGCCTTTTTCCGATCAGTGAAAAATTTCGTAGGAGGAGCAATCTTATGACGAGTCAGCGCTCGCAAAGCGATAGGAGAATAGTCAAAAGTTTTTGCTTTAGTCTTTTTCATTAGAGCGAGATAGGATTGAAAGTAGAGGCTTTGCGAACACGATCAAATTCATCTTGAACGAGATTGGAATAGTCACTTGAAACCTTGGTGTTGTCTTCAACTTCAAAGGACTTCAACAATGCTTTTTCGGCAGCATGACGCTGAGCGATTTTGGCGATGAGGGACTTACGGGCTTCGAGTTGCATTTTGGTTTGTGGTGTCATATTGTTGCTTACATGGTTATTATAGCATAAAACGCATAGAAAGTACACAACTTTTTTCATAAAAAGTGAAAAAAGTTCCCGGACGGTGCCCGGGCTTAGAAAAACCACTGTCCCCAGGACTAAATTTTGGTCATTTACAGCCCTCGGGAGGCAAATTCTATGGCTCGGGAAGCTTCAACTTCCATGGGTCGACTCTTATACCAGCCACCAGTCTCAAAATCAATTTCCCGACAAAGAGTCGAAATTTCTTGAGGAGTGATTGGATATCCACGCTTCATCGCATTTGAAGCGATGCTCACCATAATCTGATACATCTTAGAATACCATCCACCGCTTTGAATATTCTTATAGTCGATGACCATAGTTTTGTTTACGAATGGACAGTCATGATAGCTTTTCCAACTATAGGAAAAATTATTCAATTGATCTTTTTTATGACGCTCTATCTTTTCACGAATTTCGTCAGGCAATTTTGCTAAGAAACTATTGTCTTTGTATGGATTGACATATTCATGACGAGCCATAAGCTCATGCGGATTTAAGAGCGGTGCGGCATGATGCGAAAAGATAAAGTGATTTGACTGTGGATATTTTGCAGGCACATAATACATGCGAGACAAGTCTTTTGTTTGCGGATCACCAAGCGAATTATATTCTTTGTTTAGTGCATACCAAAAGTGACGAATATGATCTGTCGACACTTGATGTGTGAGTGGAAAGATCATTCTAAATTTTGGTTTTTCAACTGTGCTGCTCGCTGACGAATAGCAAACATATCTCACGTCTTTAAATGTGTCTATGGCATCATCGAATGATCCACTATAGTCATCAACATCTAGTGCTGCCCATCCTCCCCATGCCAACACGTTTGCATTTTTGCGAGTCTCACCTTCTTTGAATATTGCAGGACTTATGAGTGGTGAGCCCTCGCGAAATTCACCCTTTTTGGGTTTATAACCGGGCTGTGCACTCAAATCATAGAGCAACTTTTCAAAGCCATCAAAAGAATCAAAACTCATGCGACGATGAGTTTTATTGTCAAAGATGTTTTTAAAAATTGTAAGACTGTATTGCATGTGTGTCTAATTATACACAGTCTCTAGTCTTTTGTAAATAGGTTTTTTAATGCACCATGATTGTTAGCGTGTGAGGGAGCCGTCCATCCTTCTGGCTTTACAAGATCTGGGAGTCCGAAAGGATTTGGTCGTCCTTCTTTTATTCCTACCTCTTTGTTCATGTTTGCTCTCCATACTTCATACCATGCACGGTTAAAGTCAACACCAAACAGGTCGAGAGTTCCTACAGCAACGACAACGAGATCGATCAGGCTGTCTACAATCTCTTCGGCGTTACCCTGTTCGATAGCACGTTGTCCTTCATCAAGTTCTTCTTGCAAAAATCTAAATCTAAATTTAAGAAACTCGAGCAATTTTGGCTTGTCTAGTGTTTCTAATGCATCATAGACTTCATAGTACGAATGCATCGTCTCCATGTCGAGTGCGACATCTGAGTCTAGCATTAGTGTAGAGTGGCTTTCGAATGCACGCTTCATTCTTTGGTATCTGTCAATTGCTTTGTCTTTGTTCATAATAATAGTTATATATTTAACCGAAGAAGTCTTCAAGGCTTGCGACTGGCTCTGCTTTCCATTGCACTGCATCGAGCACGAGTTGAAGAGGGTCTAAAAATGTTTTTTCGAAGAGCAGATCACGATCAACCCAACGATGCAAATCAAACTCTTGTGGAAGATGATCGATAAACGCGATTACGTTTTCACCAGTAGGATTACCTTTTTTGAGATAGATGTATTTGATCTTATCACCGCCTTTAATGAGATGATATTGTTGTGTGAGTCCAAGCTTTTTCAGCATATGATTGTACATAATTGACGCGCGACTGTTGATAGGAGTTCCACTCTTGTATGGAACCGTATTTTCATTTTTACTTGTCCGTTGCGTCCACTTTACAATATCCGACACCCCACGAGGAAACGCCATCTTTTCAACGTCATAGACATCAAACTCTGCTCTAAACTTTGCAACTTCAGCTTGAATGTCTTTTTCTTTTGCTGTCACGAGAATCTTAAAGATGCGCTTAAACTCTTCGCGACAAATCTTTGGAGTGCTGCTCTTAATTGCTTCAATGCCCTTCATCACAATCTTAGGCTCAGCATACTGCACACCTTCACTCGAAAGAACATTTAAGATATAACGCTTTTTAGCGGTAAAGATTGCTACACTACTAATCTTTTCAACCTTCATGACCATGGTATTTTTATAGACATTTGTCTTGCGAGCAAGATTGTTGTATGCATTTTTAATTACAGGCTCAAGCACGTCTTTACCAAACTTAATTAAGAATGCATGAGGGTCTTTAGGCTTACACTTTTCAATTACGTCAGCGAGATTGATATAGATCGAATCTGTGTCTGACGCTACAATGCGGTCTTTAGGCGTCTCATCCCCGAGTGCCTTTACAAGATATTCATTTACTGCATTTTCAGCGGTGTGAATTGCGAGTTGGCCGGACAGCGTGATGCCTTCTGCAATGTCAAGGTTGAAATAGCGGAAATATTGGTTTGCAGCAGCGCCATACAGGCTGTTAAGCAAAATCTTAAGACACATCTGACGATTACTCGCACGATCAATTTCGATTTGAAGGTCAGCATAGCGACGCGATGATTTATCAAGCGTCTCTGCCTCTGCTTCATAGTCAAGCATCTTGCGCTTTACTTCGACACGCTGGTTATAGAGCTCTTCAATAATTTCAGGCAGGATGCCTTGCTTATCACGACGAAAGCATGCACCGTTTGCTGCAACTGCAAGATTGTCTTCAGGCGCCCACACCTGTTCTGAATTTAAAATCTTGTCTTCACCACCATTCTGAAGCGCAGCGACTTTCATATGAGGCACGATAGTTTCAGGACTCATGTTGTATTGCACGATAAGATTTGGATACAAGCTGTTAAGGTCAAAGCTCATGACCCATTCGTGACGACCGACTTGTGGCTCTTTAACAAATCCACCAGCATAGTCACTCTTAAACGAACGAGTGTTTGGTGGAATCGCGATATGTCTGCTAGCAAGTTTACGGAAAATGATGCTGTCCCATATTGCGACAGTGCCTAGTGTATCAGCATAGTTTACACCACCAAAATATGAAAGCGTAAAGACGAGATTGATCAAACCAAGCTTTGCTTCGAGTCGTTCAATAAGTTCAATATCAACGATGTTATAGTCGATAAACTTTTGATAGTTTTGTTCATATAGTTCAGTGAGAGTGCCATACTGACTATAGTCAATCTTATTTTGACCGAGCACAACTTCAGCGATAAAGTCTAATCGATATGACTCTTGTGCGCCATATGTGTTTGCCGCGAACTTTTTAAAGAGGTCAAGATAGTCGAGTTGTTGAATGCCATACAAGTTATATAAAAAGTTTTCCTTACCTTTAATCATGACTGCCTTTTGTTCGACATGATTCCAAGGCGACATCTTTTTAGCAGAATCCGGTCCAAGCACTCGCGAGATACGATTTACAAGATATGGAATATCGAATAGACGAATGTTCCAACCTGTCACCACATCAGGAGTGTTTAGTGTATCAAACCACCACTCGATAAAGTCTTCGAGCAATTCTGTTTCGCTGTCAAATTGACGAAATTGCTTTTTAAGATGAGGCACACTCGATTGCGAAGCGTCATATTCTTTTAATCCCCAAACAATATAATAGTCGAGACGACTGCTCTTAAGACCAATTGCTGTTATCTCTTGATCTGCAACCGACGGTTCAGGGAAACCGTTGTCTGAACGACACTCAATATCAAGCGAGACGACATCAATACGTTTAGAATCATACTTAATTTCGTTTGGAAATTCTGCTTGAATAAAAGCAGGTATATGACGATCATTTCCATAAATTTTAAAGTTGTCTATGCCTTCGTAGTTTTTAATAAATGCTCGACAGTCAGACATGCTGTCGAATCTCATAGGCTCAAGTGGGAGTCCATCAAGCGAACGCCATTTTGCGTTGCTGTCTTTACTTTCGAGATACATTACAGGTCGAAACTTGAATGTATCATAAACCTTTACTCCATCGTTATCATACCCGCGATACAGCAAGGTATTCATCTTACGCTCAATGCAAGTGTAGAAACCATTAATCATGTGAGAGTATTATACCATAAACCGGCAAAGATGTAAACAACAACCTTTGCCGGTTTGGTATTTTTATACTATTCCTTTATTATTTAATTTTAATAACGCGTGGCTTTTTCTCTTCAGGAATTTGCCTCTCGAGTGAGATGCTAAGAATTCCATGCTCTAGAGAAGCACCGCTTACGTGCACATGCTCGGCGAGTGAAAAACGTCGAGTAAACTTTCTTGTGCTGATGCCTTTATGGGAATATTCCCTTTCATCCTTACCATCCTTTTCGCCAGTAATTACCAGCGAATTTTCCAACGTTTCGATATTGAGTTCCTTTGTGTCGAAACCTGCTACAGCAAGTTCGATGACAAAATTATCCTCATCGAGTTTTACCACGTTATGTGGTGGATATACGTTGGTATTTTCCTTGTTAATTAGATCGAACTCTCTAAAGAGCTGATCAAACCCAATGCCAAACGGCCTGTATGTTGTACTTATTTTCATTTTCGTTTCTCCTTTTTAAGCGAGTTTTATATGTATTCAACAGACCCATTTCTGGCATCTGCTGGCACCTCCACCATGGAGGTACAAATTTATTTATATTCTGGAAGCGTAAATTCTTTGAAAGAAAGTAATTTTCTGCTAGAAATTATTTCAAAGAATGTCTTTGCCTCTTCAGAGTTTAACTTTTTATAGTCAAATTCTACGGCAGAATATATTGGACGATAATGAAGTGTACGCTCTTTAGCAACGAGTAGTAGTTGACCGGTCGTGACCATTTCGGCTTTTTTGATGTCTCCAGTTCGTATTGGATTCATAAACTTGTCATCATTTGGTTTTTGAGACATAGCTTCAAGAAACTCGTGAGGATCATTAATTGTATTATCGCGAAGATAGTTATTTACGATTTCCCAGCGGGTCTCAGAACTCTTACGAGCTGCCTGAAGGTGAGGATCGGTTGCCTTTGCGCTATAGCCAAGCATCTTTAGATCAATGCCATGATTTGTACGAACGCAATGATCTTCTTCTTGTGTTATCTCTTTAAGGTTATAGACATACTTGCGAGGATTTTCCTTTGTTGCATCCTCTTTTTTAACAGTAAATCCACCTTCAAGAAGATAGCATTTTTCTGGATTAAAGATAAATGTCGCTCCAGCAAGTTCCTTTTCGATTAGAAATTTTGCTGCATCTTTAGGCTCCTTTAAACGAAGTGCATTGCGAATTGCAAGTCCGTCTGGAGAGACGATTGGGGTTTTCTTTTTATTTTTAGAGAGTACTTTTTCTCCTTCTTTCTCATCACTCTTTACACTAAATGATGCAGAAATAATTGACAGGCCAAATTCATTTACGCCTTCAGTCCATCGTGTAGTTTGATCATCAATAAAAAGGCGTTGAATGCCATCACGGTTAGAGTTAACAACTTTGATTTTCGTTGAGTAATTACGGTCTCTATTTTTAGCACCGACCCAACCATATTTTTTGATGTATTTTACGGCTACTACACACATATATTTTTTACCTTATACTATTTATAAAAAACTCGCTTTATTGAGCTAGCTTTCGTAGGCCGTTTATGAGTGCTCCGACAAATTGTATGTGTGTTGGACCTGGCCATGGAAAACTTAAACCAATTACACCAGTTGCAAATAGCATTAACATTCGTGTGCCTTCAGGTCCTCCGAATAGGGTGCCTAAAGAATATTTGCCACCAACTGCTAATAGTATATCCGAGAAATCAAAATCATAGGCAAAGTCTCCGGTAAAGGACATATTTAACCAGATATAGATTAGCAGACCAGCTACAGCAAATCCACCTATACGACGAAGCTTAGGATGATTTTGTAAAAATTTGTCAAGGTCATGCAACGCCGATGTCGTCCATTTTACAACTTTAGTGCTGGCAACATATTCAGCAATCGCTTTTTGTAGATCAATATAGGCAGAGAATCCTGCCTTTATATACTTCCAAAGTATAGCCAAATTAAATTTAATAGCGTTAAAAAATTTAAAGACCCGACTGTCTTTAAAAAGAGACACTATGTCTTCAAGTTTTATCGCCGCATAGTCAGCGAGCGACTTTATAAAGTCTAGTTTAGATTTTACTCCAGCTGATAGTCTGTCTAGTATTCCTTCATTCAGGGCATAACCATATTCAATTATAGAAAGAGCAGAATAATAATCGCGCTCTTCCTGAATAGACTGCTCGGTAAATTCTAGATAGCTCTTCATACTCAACCTTTTTTCTTCACATTGCCTATGCTATACTTAGAACGCAAGTCCCAATTAGCCTTATCACGGTGCGAAATAATCTTTATTTGCTTTAAAGAAGTAGTGCCATGTAATACAGTATGATCTACAATAGACAATAAATTCCAATCTGAAAGTAAGAGTGCTATGGTATTACGACGACATTGGTCTTCATACATAAATGTAGAAGGTTTGCCGTCAAGCATAAAGAGCTCTTTAAAGTGAACTATAAAATAGCGACCTTGCTTATGAAGAATGTGACAACTTTGAAAGAGAACGTTGGTCTCACGCTTTGATGAGACACCAATACGAGAGAGAGTTTCTTTAATCTTTAAAAAGTCATCGGGGTCATGCAAATACACCTCAAGCATTTGAGATGGTGACCATTCAACAATATCCGTGGGGAGGTAAGATTTATTCATAATAACGATATACTATATTTATAATATATCGAGTTTTATGAATTATCGACCCTTTCTGCGCTGTCGTGCTGCTTTGTTTTTAGCGCGGCGTTTTTCAACTCGCTTAGGAGACAAGTTCTTTTTGCCCGTACGAGTTCTCCATCCGCCTTGCATCATGCGACGCAAAAATTTACTAGGATCAATTGATAGCTTTTGACCGCCATCAAGTGTGACTTCTTCTAAGATTTCTGCTTCAACGACTTTTTGATTTTCCTGTTCCTCCGACATCATGTTTGTGTTTTAGTTTTTCTAGTTGTGTTGTTGTAAATAGTGGCAACAACTGACGAGCTTTTTCAGCGCTGCATTCGTATTCAGACATTATATTTTTTATGTCTGCACCGTCATCTGCCTTTTTAGACCATTTGCTAAAGCGTTTGCGTGGACGAATCGCACCTCGTAAAAAATCATATTGCATCTTTGCTGGCAAACTTGCATGCATATTCATCTCATTTGCAAACAAGACAGTGTCATTAAAATACGACAGCCCGCGATTTACGATAAATGGCACATACTGACGATCAGGTCGAGACGGATCAGGCAACGAATCACTGACATCAGCAGTGCAACCTTGCATCAGATTTTTACCGTTTTGACCTTCGTTGATAGAATTGATAAAGTCAAATGGTGATAGCTTTTTCAGTTCTTGTTCCATTCGACACTACTCATAAGTTCTGTTA